ACACATTTTGCAATGATACATGACAGCTACGGAACACATGCATGTGATGTGGAAACTCTTGATGCATGCATTAAGGAAGCTTTTGTCCAAATGTACGAGGACAACAACCCCCTCGAAATGTTTCGCCAAGATGTTCAAGCATTAACAGACACTGAGTTACCAGAAGTCCCCCCAATGGGTGATTTAGACATAGCTTTAGTACGAGAGAGTGAATTTTTCTTCTCTTAATTAACCCCCAATTTGAATTTTATAAAAGGAACATTTGTGTTGCCCTATAGCTATGACAAAGACGTTAAAGCCCTCATCAATACTGCTGATTATCTACATAAATATGGTGAAAAAGTACCTGTAGATATACTCGCCCGACTATTGGAAGCAGGTATTGATATTTCAATATATGAATAAATTTAAAGGAACTAAAATGACAAAACAAAAACGTGAAAGTTTTGTAACTCCTAAAGGTATAGCTGTATATCCTTGGTTAAATACACCAGATACTAAGTTCTCACCTGAAGGAGACTATAAGGTAACCCTCAAGCTACCTACTAATGAAGCTGAACCATTAATGGAAAAGCTTACCACTGTAGCTGAGGATTATTATAATGAGTTAGTTAAGTCTGACCCTAAAGCTAAGAACCTAAAGATAACCTATCCATTTGAAGAAGAAACTGATGACCAAGGTAATCTTACAGGTTCATATCTGTTTAAGTTTAAGCAGAAGGCTCAAGTAACAGGTCGAGATGGTACTAACTACAATATGAAAGTTGCTCTCTTTGATGCAAAAAGAAACCCAATCACTGCTTTAGTGGGTGGTGGTTCTGAAATCAAAATTGCGGCAACTATCTGGCCATACAAGATGAATACAACAAAGACTGTTGGTCTATCTTTAAAGCCTACAGCAGTGCAGGTAATCAACCTACAGGCTGTTGGCACAAGTTCTATGGCTGATATGTTTGATGAAGAAGATGGCTTCGTCGAAGATATTAAAACGCCTGGTGATGTCTATGCAGATGACACCACGGATGCTTGCGATTTTTAGTAAGAGCAAGATTAGACAAAATGCGATTAAAAATGGTTGGAGGTCTGGGCTTGAAGAAGCGATAGCTTCAGACCTCAAAGCCAAAAGAGTTCATTATGAATATGAAGCTCATACTCTTGAGTATTTCGTTCCATCCAGAACAGCGAAGTACACGCCAGACTTCTATATAACGACGAAGTCTAAGAAGATTATTATAATCGAAAGTAAGGGTAGGTTTTTAACAGCAGAGCGTCAGAAGATGATCCGTGTTAAAGCCCAACACCCAGACTTAGATATCAGGTTTGTTTTTAGCAGAAGTGCAACAACCATATCTAAGAAATCAAAGACTACATACGGAAACTGGGCCACCAAACACGGCTTCCCGTATGCAGATAAGTTAATCCCAGAAAGTTGGATCAATGAATAAAGAAGACGTTAAGTACCTTGTGGTGCATTGCGCCTACACCCCTGAGACTATGGATATCGGAGCAAAAGATATTGACCGATGGCACAGAGAAAAGGGTTGGTTAGGTTGTGGGTATCACAAAGTAATTAGACGAGACGGAACTGTTGAAGATGGTCGCCCGATGAATAAAGCCGGAGCGCACGTTAGAGGTATTAACCGTCAGTCTATAGGAATTTGTCTCGCAGGTGGAATGAACAAGGCTAAAGACGGCCCAGAGTTCAATTACACTGATGAACAGATGTCAGCACTAAGAGTATTATTAGATGATTTACTCGAAGAGTATTCTAATGCTGATGTAAAAGGACACTATCAATTTACTGGTAAAAAATCATGTCCGAATTTTGATGCCAAACTTTGGCACGAAACGAAAGAGATAGAGCATACGTTCTAGCTCCTTAAGGCCAGCCCCTAGTGGGTTGGCTTTTTCGCTTTTTAGCAACCTAACAAATAGGATTTTAAATGACACAGACTAAAATTATTAAAGAACATCTCTCGACCTATGGCTCTATTAGTCCACTGGAAGCGCAGAGTAATTATAACATTTGGCGACTAGCCGCTGTTGTAAAAAAACTAAGGAACAAAGGTCACTCTATTACAACCAAAATGAAAGTTGCTCCTTCTGGTGCAAAGTATGCTGAATATGCATACGGCCACTGAAAAATCTGAGTTCCTATATCACGAACCATGCCCAGATTGTGGGTCATCTGACGCGAGAGCAGTCTACTCGAACGATGGAGGAACTTACTGCTTCTCTTGTCAGGCATCCTCACACTCAGAAACGAAGGGGAAGACAGTCATGCCCAGTGATTTAGTTGAGTACGGCGAAGCTATAGCTCTGCCTAAAAGAAACCTACATGAACAGACCTGCAAGAAGTATGATTACACTATTAGTAATTATCGAAACCAACCTGTTCAGGTAGCACATTACAGAGACCCATCAGGGAAGATAGTAGCTCAAAAGATACGAGGAGCTAACAAGACCTTCTCCTTTATTGGTAACACAAAGAACATTCAATTATTTGGTCAACACTTATGGAAGCCAAACGATCGTATGACCTTAGTGATTTGTGAGGGTGAAATTGATACACTTTCTATGGCACAGGCAAATCAACTAAAATTTCCAGTTGTCGGCATTCCCAATGGATGTGCTGGGGCAGTTAAAGCTGTAGCTAGAAACCTAGAGTTCGTAGAGGGCTTTAAGCGTGTCGTTATTATGTTTGATAACGATGCTAGTGGAATATCTTCTGCACTCGAAGTGGCTCAACTACTATCCCCTTCCAAAGCACACATAGCTAAACTTCCTTTAAAGGATGTGAACGAGATGCTGGTTGCTAATAAGCAAAAAGACCTCATTCAATGTATGTGGGAAGCTCAACCCTATAGACCGGACGGAATAGTCTCAGGTGAAGAACTTTGGGATGATATTATTGCTATGGATGACACAGAAACGATTGAGTATCCTTGGTCTGGTTTGAATGTTAAAACCCATGCCATGCGTCGAGGTGAATTAATCACTCTATGTGCAGGATCTGGCGTTGGTAAATCTCAAGTATGTAAAGAAATAGCCTACTCACTAATGTGTGAGGAAAAGACCATTGGCTATATTGCGCTTGAAGAAAATACCACTCGTACAGCCCTAGGGCTAATGGGTTTGGATTTAGGGAAGCCCTTACATCTAACTAAAGAAGGAGTATCTGAAGATGAGTTGCGAAACTCTTTTATCAATACCGTGGGAAATGGTCGTGTATTTCTCTATGACCATTTTGGTTCTCTACATTCTGATAACCTCATATCTAAGATAAGATATTTAGCTAAAGGCTGTGGAGTTGAATGGATAATTTTAGACCATTTAAGTATAGTTGTTAGCCAAATTGCGGATGGAGATGAGAGACGTTTAATCGACAATACGATGACAGCTCTTCGCTCATTAGTAGAAGAAACAGGAATAGGATTGATCTTAGTCTCTCACTTGCGCCGTCCTCAAGGCGACAAAGGATGGGAAGAAGGATTACAAACAAGCCTTAATTCTCTCAGAGGTTCGGCGGCCATAGCGCAGTTATCCGATATTTGTCTTGGCATCGAGCGAGACCAACAGGGAGACCACCCACATGTTTCAACTATCCGCATCCTTAAGAACAGGTTCAGTGGTGAAACAGGAATAGGTTGTTACCTACAATATAGCCCAGACACAGGGCGAATGATTGAGGTGGATAACCCAGAACCAGTCTTTGAAGACGAGAGTGGTTCACCCGACTTTTAATTAAAGGAAAATAATATGTTTACTGGAGTAATCCTGATTTGTGCTGTCCTTGGCAGTACAGACTGTCAAGCTATGTCTGGCCCAGCCTTTGATACCCGACAAGAGTGCAAACAAAACTTAAAGAACCAAGGTATCCCCTACGCTAAACTAAAATTTAAAGGCAAAGAGATAGCTGGTCAAAGATGTATCAAATGGAAGAACGAGGCTGGCGCATGAACTGCTGGCATTGTGGAACAGAGTTAATCTGGGGTGGCGACGATACTGTAGAGTTTGAAGAGGAATATGAATATGCGACAGTTACTAATTTAAGCTGTCCAAAATGTCCTGCTACAGTTGAAGT